ACTGTAGACGAAGTCGTTCAAAATAAACTTCAAAACTCAGAAGTCAGCCAAAGCACAAAACAAATGCCAGATCAGTTTGTAGTAGGAAGTCCTATAGGATCTGCTCCTTTAAAAGTGACAGCAAGAAATTCTGTTGAATTAGGAGACGGTGTTCCGCTAACTGTAATAGGAACATCTGCACCCTCAGAAGAGAGAACTGCAGTTACACAAAGTGGATTTCCTACATTATCACCATTTAATACAGTTTGGGAGTTAGGACCTTATGCTAATTCTGCATGGGAATCTTCAACTAGTAGTAGTTTCGGAACTTCAAGTGCGTCTCCAGAAGCTCACGCATTTAGCGGTAAAGTTTTAAAAGTAGGAAACACTAGTGTTTTACGTGGACAGTTATATGTCCTGCGACAAGGGCCAGGAGCACCAACAAATGGAACTTGGTACCAAGCAATAGCTTCTACAGCATTATCAGGTTCAAATAATATGTTGGCGATTGCATGCGGAACAGGAAACTCTAAAGAGGTAGGCATGTTGGTTGAAGGAATGATAAGACTTGAAGATAAAATGATGGAAGACACACCAGTAATTGGCGGAGGGGTTTATGTGTCAGACACAAAATTAGGTGCATATGATATGACTGCAACTGCAACATCAGGTCACTTTGTGAGAGTGATAGGACATGTAATACAGAAAAATGATCAAAACAACGCAGGCGGCCATACACCATACAATGACTGCTTAATTTATTTTAATCCAGATAGCACATCAGTAACTCTAGCATAATATGCCAGACGTTTCAAAAATAGGAACTGTTGAAACTGCAAATATTTCAAAAGTTGGAACAGTAGATTATGATTCTTCTACAATGTCAAGTGTCTTAGGGGCTGACGTTCCTGATGGCGGAGGAGGAGACGGCGGCGGAGGAGACGGCGGAGGTTCTACAGTATCTGTTGGTGAGTACGGAAATGCTCAAGGCGCTGCAGGCAACAAGCTATTTACAGGAAATCAAGGTACTAGTCTGTTAACGTACACAGTAGACTTATCTTCATCAGACTACGCAAACGCATCTTTGACAAACGGCAATACAGGACATGTATTTCTACGTTATGAATCAGGAAGCAGCTATAGGCAGGATCCTCAACTATATCGAATAGATTTTGATGACGGTGGATGGGTTAAACCGGCGCAATATAGTACTGGGACTTGGGGTTATTCAAATTGGAGAACAACATATAGAACTACAAATCAAGCATACAACCACAGCTCTTCATGGAATACTGTACTTTCAGGAACTAACCCAACAGGAAGATGGTGGAGAGACACATCGGGCACAGGATCAGGTGGTACAGGTGTAAGTAAAGATTATCATATTTATTATGAAGGAAGTAATAGTGGCTATTATAAGGACGTCTACTTGAGATCACCAGAATTTACATTCAGTACAAATACAATCAAACTCGAAATGTATGGGTATGGAAGCAATATGGGAACAATGTATTTAGGAATATACGTAACATCTTAAAATGTATAAAGCAAGACTATCACACAAATCTTATCCTCTAGAATGCAATGATGGAACAGAATTATCTGCATCTATATGGCTGTGCGACTTATCAGCATATAAGATAATATCGACTGAGCCACATGATTCAGGATCACTTCTACTTACAGCATCTAGTCATTCTATAGCAGCAACCAGTTCTTATACAGACAAACCTACAGAAGAAATTCATACATTTCTGACAGGTTCTTTTTGTCCGGTATGCAAAGGATGGTGGGACGGAACAAATACAGGACAAGATCTGTATGCATTGGAGCCATTTTATGTATACGAATCATAAATGGGTAATTTTTAGTACAGCAGAGACAGGCAGCCTAGATGTTACACAGGTTATTGCACTACACAAATTTCCTGGGTATAGAGAAGTAACTTCTTCAGCACAAGAATTCAACACCAATGTCTCAGGTTCTTATACATACGTAAAATATGAAGGAAGTATGCCAAGTTCAGTAAGTAATTTAACAACAAAGTCTAAAGAATACACACAATCAGAAATATTAAGTATCTTTTCCAGCAGTAGCGACTGGTGGTCTGAAGATTCTATTTTTAATGATAATGAATAAAAATTTAATTTTGAAAATTTAAGATAATATATATAACTGGTTATGAAAATTAATTATGAGGAAAACAAAATGTCTGAAATAAAATTTACAGAAGATGAACTTAAAAGTCTAAGAGAAACTCAAGAAGCTTATCAAAATATACAGATGAGAATGGGTAATTTAAAGATGCAACAGATACAGCATGAAAAATCAGCTGAACAACTTGAGTCTTTAGAAGAATCACTATTAGATGAGCTAAGTAGCCTTCAAGATTCAGAACAACAGCTAGCACAATCTTTTAATGAGAAGTATGGTCAAGGTCAACTAGATCCAAAGACAGGTATATTTACACCTGCTCCAGAAAAACCAGCAGCTGAAGAAGCACCAAAGCCAGCAAAATAAAAACAACTGCATTTTCAATGGTTTAATGTATATTTATTCCTGAATAAAAGTTTTTGTTCATGAACACAAAATAATCGGAGAACCATAATGGCAGAGAGAATTGTCTCACCAGGCGTATTTACTCGTGAAAAAGATCTCTCCTTCTTACCGCAAGGAATAGCTGAAATTGGCGCAGCAATCGTTGGACCTACTAAAAAAGGTCCTGCTTTTGTTCCTACAATTGTACGAAATTTCAACGAATTCGCGGATATGTTTGGAGGTCTTGATCAAGATTTATACGTTCCATTTACAGTACGTGAGTACTTAAGAAGCGCTGGCTCTGTTACGATTGTTAGAGTCTTAGGTATTGGTGGATATTCTGCCAATATGCTAAACATTGGTGCCCTTGTTTCATCTTCAATTGAACCACATGTAGTTGCTGTATTAGCTCCTAGTAATTTAAATCCAGATGCGATTTTAAATGGAACGAGTATTACAGGATCTGTTAGTTCGTTTAATATTGGAACGGGATCATACCAATTTACAGCATCACTAGACGCTACGTCGGCAACTTATATAGAGGATGTTTTTAGTTCTAACCCAATGTCAACAAAGGCACAGGGTCAGGACTCACCATTTTACCTATACAAGTTATTTCAACCAGTAACAGCAATGGCAGGAACAATAAATGTAACAGGATCACTAGGTGCTGTTAATTTAAAGCAAGACTACCAGAATGCTGTAACACCGTTTATCACATCACAAAAGATCAATAATTCAGCTACAAATCTTTTTAAAGTAGAATTAAGATCACACGGTGAAGTTGATACACACGGTAAGTTTAAAATAGCTATAGCAAATGTAAAACAAGCAGGGTCAATAGCAGGATCAGACTTTGGATCATTTTCTTTACAAGTTAGAGAAATAGACCAGAGCTCTTTTAAAGAATCTGATGATGTTATTGTAGAGCAGTTTGATAACCTTAATTTAGATCCAACTTCAGCAAATTATTTTGCTAGAAAGATTGGTGATAGATATGTTACTATAGATTCAGATGGTAAGTTAACCTACAACGGTGACTGGCCAAATATGTCTAAGTATATTTACGTATCGAATTATGATATTATCAAAAATGGTGCACCTGCAGCATTAGTTCCTTTCGGACATGGAAAAGTCTTACAACCAGTACCAAATGCAACAATAGGCGTTTTTGGTGCATCACCAGTTGCATCTGCATCTTATGTAACAGTACAACAAAATGCAGCGACAGGTGAAAAAGACTTCTCATCATTTCACGGTTTTGACTTCTCAAAGAAGATCAATAGAGAATACCTATCACCGCTTCCAGTAGGAGCAGTAGCAGGTAACAACGTGACAATGAGTCTTAACGATTTTAAAGGTCACCCATCAGCTTCGTCAGGAGACTTTGGTGGATCTTCAACATTCGTAACTAGCGCTGGTAATTTAGCATTAGGCACTTCAAACGTAGCACAGCACAAATTCGTAGTTCCATTACAAGGTGGATTCGACGGTGCCAATCCTGCTATTAAGAAGAACACAGCAGGCGACATAAGCGCAACAAACCAACAAGGTCTTGATTGCTCAAACGCTTCTGCTAGTGGGTCTGTTGCTTATAAGAGGGCAATTAATGCAGTAAGTAATCAGGATGAATTTGACATTAACTTGTTAGCTACTCCTGGTTTAATTTACAACTTGCACCCTAACCCAACCAATCATGCAATGGATATGGTAAAAAATAGAGGCGATGCTTTCTATATTTTTGATCCTGCAGCATGGGGTGATGGAATATCAGCAGCAACTAGCGCAGTATCTTCTGTAGATACAAACTATGCAGCTGCTTATTATCCTTGGGTCAAGGTACTTGATGATAGCGTTAATCTACCAACTTGGGTACCACCTTCAGTTGTGATTCCAGGTGTTATAGCACAGAACGATAGAGTAGCACACGAATGGTTTGCACCAGCAGGTCTAAATCGTGGTGGCTTATCTAACGTTTTAGAAGCTAAGACACGTTTAACACACGCTGAAAGAGACTTGTTATATGAAGACAGGATTAATCCTATTGCTTCATTCCCAGGTCAAGGTGTAGTAGTTTTCGGACAGAAAACATTACAAGCTAAACCTTCAGCACTTGATAGAATCAATGTAAGAAGATTACTTATCAGGGTTAAGAAGTTCGTTGCAAGTTCTTCACGCTACTTATTGTTTGAAAACAATACAGTTGCTACTAGGAACAGGTTTCTGAACATCGTCAATCCTTATTTAGAATCTATACAGTCTAATCAAGGTCTGACAGCTTTCAGAGTTGTTATGGATGACACTAATAATACACCAGATGTGATTGATCGTAACCAGCTAGTAGGACAGATATTCCTACAACCTGCACGTTCAGTTGAATTCATTGTATTGGACTTTGTCGTACAACCTACAGGTGCTAGCTTCCCAAGCTAAGAGACACCTAATTAACTTAAAGGCCCGAAATAATACTTCGGGCTTTTTTGTTTTTGTGCTTATTTCTTTGTTTAATGATATTTATTATCGATAAAATTGTAACACAGGAGAAATAGAATGCCACAATTGATTGATCCGAACGATATAATGTTCACACAATTCGAACCGAAAGTTCAGAACCGGTTCATCATGTATATAGAAGGCATTCCTGCTTACACTATCAAGGCTGCCAGTCGTCCAAGTATCGAGTTTGAAGAAGTTGCACTTGATCACATAAACGTAAAGCGCTATGTTAAGGGTAAAGGGGAATGGCAAACACTTGATATAACAATGTACGATCCAATCGTTCCTTCAGCTTCACAGGCTGTTATGGAATGGGTTCGTTTATCTCACGAGTCAGTAACAGGCCGTGATGGATACTCAGATTTTTATAAGAAAAACGTTACTTTTAATTTACTAGGACCAGTAGGTGACGTCATTGAAGAATGGCAACTTGTTGGTGCTTATATCCAGTCTGCTTCTTTTGGAGATTTAGATTGGGGTACAAGTGATCCAGTAGAAATCACTTGCACACTTAGATACGATTACGCAGTATTACAGTTCTAAGAGTACTATATCAAACATCAGTTTATGAATGTGGCATTCTGTGTTGATGGTCGATAAATAGTTGTAGTTAAAAAATAGAAAAAGGAGTTATAATGCCTAAAGAACAACCTAAGTTCCCGACTGAGGCAGTGGATCTGCCTAGCAAGGGACTTTTATATCCTAAAGGACATGCATTGTCTGAAGGATCGATAGAAATAAAATACATGACAGCAAGAGAAGAAGACATACTGACTTCTCAAA